AACTTTATACCATTAGAAGTTATTTCTAAATATCTACCTAAGTTTGAGTTTAATAAATTATATAGTTATGTCAAATAATATAAGCCCGTTTGCTTTTGTTTCTCCTAACGCTATTATAGGTGAGAACAATACAATAGAAGAGGGTGTGATTATTAAAGATAATGTAGTTATTGGAGATAACAACCATATTTATCCTTACGTTACTATTGGGTTGGCTGGAGAAGTTAAGGGAGATGATAATATAAAAGGTAAGGTAGTAATAGGCAACAACAATTTGATAAGAGAATTTACATCAATACAAAGTCCTCAAAGGTTTGATTTTACACAAATAGGAAATGACTGTTTTATAATGGATAAAACACATATAGCACACGATTGTATATTAGGGGATAATGTTACTATTGCTCCTATGGTAACTTTAGGTGGTTGTGTTAATATAGGTTGTTATTCAGTACTTGGAATTAATTGCTCTATTCATCAAAGAAAAACAATAGGGGAGAGTGTAATGATTGGAATGGGGGCAGTAATTACAAAAGATATACCAAACTTTGAAAAATGGGTTGGAGTACCTGCAAAGTGTGTAGGTTGGAATTTAATAGGACTACAAAAGAGATACCCAAAAAAAGCAAAAGAAGAAATATTAGAAATGTGTATTAAAAATCATTAAATATAAATATTAATGTGTGGAATTTTAGCGACATTAGGTAACTACCGTTATAAAGAAATACCGAAGGCTTTGATAGAGCGTGGACGGGATGCTCAAGGGATTTATGAAGACGATTTTGCTCAACTCATTCAAACAAGGTTAGAAATAACTAAATGTAATGTTGAGTTGCCATATCAACAAGATATATATACATTGTTGTTTAATGGAGAAATATATAATTATAAAGATTTTGGTTCTAACGAATGGGAAGCAATAATAAACGCTTTCAAAGATGGTAGAATAGATGATTTAGATGGTCAATATGCAATAATAATATACAACAAACAAACTCACAACTTGCATTATTATATTGATGAGTTTAACATACACACTCTTTATTATGATGAGATAGACGGCAACAAGTTTATATCATCTAATTTAAGAAGCTTACCAAGAATTGAATTTAACAAATCACAACTTAGAGGTTATGGAAATGTTGCCAAGCAGCGAGTTTTATAGTTTATTCTTAAACGCTATACTAAAGAGAATGACTAAAAATATAGTTGTTCCAGTTAGCGGTGGTTTAGATTCAACATTAATAGTTAAAGCATTATATGATTTAGGACTTGAAAAAGATGTTAAATATATAACAATGTATGGCAATAAGTATGCTGATAAAGTTGCTGAAACATACGGTATTAAGCTAAATGTGTTTGAGCCAAAATATAAAGAAAGTGATTTGTATAAAATGGTAGAAATATTAGAAGAGCCTTTTTATTCTCCTTCTGTTAATTATTATTTATACAAACAAATACATAAGTTAGGCGGGAGGGTTTCTTTAAGTGGGTTGGGTGCTGATGAGTTGTTTGGGGGCTATGACTATTATAATACTACTGCATACCCAAGAGGTTTATTTAAAAAGATTGCAGCACTAACCAATGATGAAAAGAAAAAACAAGATATACACTTTTTAATTAATCATCATTTGAGAGAAAATGAAAAGATAGGATTGTATTGGCAGGTGGAAGGTCGTTATCCTTTTTTAGATAGAGAATTAAGTAAAACGGAAGATGTTGGAAAAAGATTAATAAAAGATATATTACTAAGAGATTTTACTTATGATTTTGTTAATAGAAAAAAAGAGGGGTTTAGAATAGATAATAATAAAGATAGATTATATCAAAAAGAGCATTATTTAAAGCAATTAGATATTTGGAAAGAGATATTTATTAAATAAATTTTATTATATTTGTAATTTCATTTTAGTTTTTTAGGTTTTAAGAAGCCACTCCCTATGGGGTGGTTTTTTTATTATCATTTTACAAAATTTTATTTTTTCAATATAACAAATTACAAAGCTTTGTTGTGTAACTTTGCATTTATACGTAATAAATGGCAAGAATAAAAGACGTTATTGATGAATGTTTAACAGTATCAACTGCTTTTGTTGATATTTCTTCTGACACTTACGAAGAATTATCAGCTATAAATTGGGAGGATAACGACAAAGATTATCCTTTCATGCTTATAGATAAGAATTTCAATGTAATAAATAATTCTTATACAAGGGAGCAACTACCAAGAGAACAAACATACACTTGTCAATTTTATTTTATGGATACGTTTGACGAATTTGAAAAAACAAGCGTAACACTACAAGAAAAACAAGATACTCTTTTAACAATAGCAGATAAATATTTTGCAGAGCTAAAAACAAGAACAGATAACGGTTCTAAAGGCTTTATTGTTGGCGATATTAATTTCAACGCAATAGATGAGCAAAACAACGATAGGGTAATTCAATTAAATTATAGTGTTGACTTTATTGTAAAAAGAGAAGATTGCACAACAGGAACTTTTAATTATTAATAAATATGAATGATAGTAGCAAATTAGTAGCAGAAAATGGAACTTTTTTAGTAGATAACAGCTCAACAGAGCCAGCTTATTTATATATAGTCCAAGAAGACACAGTAGTAACAGAACTTGAGGAAACTGGAGATGTTGACGTTATGAGTGAACACAACTTAACAGGCAAAACACTAACTAAGGGATATATGATTACGCCAAGAAGAGAACACATTACAAAAATAGTTTTATCGAGTGGTAGTGTTAATGGTGTTAGGGGTTGATAACAAACTCTGATATAGAAGTTTTAGGACAGCTAATTATAAATGAGTTAGGAAAGGAGCTAATTAAACAACAGCACCGAGCAACTGGGGATTTAATTAGTAGTCTTGATTATACACTAAACCTTAGAAGTATTGGCTTTACCTTAGAAATATTAATGAATGATTACGGATTATTTGTTAATACTGGACGTAAACCGGGGAAAAAGAAAGTACCAATTCAAGCACTATTAGAATGGATAAAACAAAAAGGAATTGAAACTAATAATAAAAAAGCTTTGGGTATTGCATTTGCAATCCAAAAAACAATAAAAAAAGAGGGTATTCCGACAAGGAATAGTAGAGCAAAAGGAAAGCGAACTGAGTTCATTGATGAAACCTTAGACAGAGTAGACAATGTAATTACTTCAATGGTTGGGGATTTATACGAAAAGCAAATAGGTATTCAAATAGATAACCAATTTATAAGAATATGAGCGTAACAATATATAATACACCAGATACAATAAGCACACCATACAGACCTACTTACTTTGATTGTTCAAGTGATTTAGGAACAATAGCAAGAATGATTGCAGATGTATATGTTAATGGTTCTTTAGTTACAACAATAGATAAAGACCCACTATTAGGAGAAACAGACCAATTTAGATTTGAAGTAGGGGATATATTAAAGAAATATGTAACATCTGATTTTGTGGATATTACTTCATCTTTACAAGGTTTTAACGGGTTAGATTCAGCTAATAATTGTTATTTAAGAGTTTTTGAGGTTATAGATAACGGCTCTACATTTGATACATCTTGGACAGAAGGAGGCTCAGGCACTAATTATGCTCAAAACTCAACAATATACACTTTTAACGGTGTTAATCAACACCAACAAGATTTATCTGACTATATAGCTTCATCATCTACATCTAACTTTCTAACTAATAGACCTCAATACTCAGAAACCCCAAGAGGGAAATTTAGAATAGGCGTACTAACAAATGAAACATCATTAAGAGCTAACTTAATACTTTATAGCGGTAGAGATGGAACTGGCACAGCGCTATCAAATAGCAATTCATCATTTATTACGCCCACAAATAAACGTGCAACTTTTGGATGTGATTTAAGCGACTATACTTTGAGTGCGAAGTCATTTAAGATTACTTTGTATGATGCTTTTGCTTCAGCAAAAACCAAAACATTAATATATAATATAGTTGATTCATGTGATAATGCTACTACTTTATTTTGGCAAAATCATTGGGGAGAGTTTGACACTTATTTATTTGGAGGTAGAAAAAGGCAAAAAACCAAAACTAAAACTACATCTTTAAAAAAGAAATTAAACCTAAGTTATAATAGTGATGATAGAGGTCTAACAGATATTGAAAAAGTTAATACAAGGTCATACACTATTTATACTAAAACACATAATAAAGATGTTACTAAGTGGCTTGCTGAAATAGATGAAAGCGTAGATGTTAGAATCTTGAAAGATGGAGAAGTTATATCTATAAATGTGTTAAGTGTTTCATCTACTATAGAAGATAGTGAAAGAGGTATTTATCAGATATCTGTTAATTATGTTGAATCTAACCAAAGAATAAACCAACTTGGATAGTGTACAAATACAAATATTAGATAGTGCCAATAATATAGAAGGAATATTGGATGTTGGAGATGTTGAGAACTTTCCTTTATCATTGTCTAATTCTATTTTTGATTTAACTGATATTAACACAAATGGAGGTAGTTTTTCATTGCCTTTTAAAGTTCCAAGCACTAAGGAAAATGATGATTTGTTAGAGCATTTATACTTAAGCCAACACAAAAATTATAAAGACTTTGATGCTGAGAAGGATTGCAGAATTATAATTAATGGTACTTTTTCTGATGCTGGGAGATTAAAGATAACAAGAATAAAAAGAGAGGGTAGAAGTGCTAATGATTACAGCTTTACTTTCTTTGGGGATAATATGGATTGGGCTTTAAAGTTAAAGTCTAAAACTACTCAAGATATACCTTATTTAGATAACAGTTTTACTTATGGGCAATCAGAAATTATTAGTAGTTGGAGCAATACAGCAGGCTCTAATTTACCAGTATATGCTTTAATAAATAGAGGTGCAAAAGTTCAGACTGGAGCTGTTAATGTTATTGATTTATTCCCTGATTATTTTGCTGTTGATTATTTGAATGGAGCTTTTAAGTCAATAGGCTATAACTTTTCAAGCTCATTTTTTGAGGCTTCTGATAAAGCTAATTTAATAATTCCCTTTTTTGGTAATAACTTTAGAGATTTTGACAGAGTAGAAACTAATACAGCTGTTGTTAAAATGGATAGTTCGGTAACTAATTTTGACAACACTTTTACAATAGACGGTACGGCACTAACTTTAGACCAAATATTTTTTGAACATAAATTACTAAACTATCAAGGTACATCATTTACAGGTGGTAGGGTAGATTTTTCTTCACAAATAAAGGTAGCTGATTACGATGACACTCCAAGCCCTTTAAAAGATGCTGCAGGTAATTTTGCTTCTAACCAGTATGTTGTGCCTTATGATAATAAATATACGGTAGGAGGTTTATTAGACTATACAATAACATACAATCCAAATGACACTTGGGATAGTTACTATATAGACCATAGAGTAAAAGTTACAAGAGGCTCGCAAAATATTTATTTATTTGCTTACACTAATAACACAACAACAACTACAACAGTATTAAGTAGCACAAGAACGCAGGTAAGAACAACAGCTAACTTTAATACAGCTTGGTTTGCTTTGCAGGCTGGAGATGTTTTAGAATTAACATATATGTTTGTAGTAAAAAAAAACGCAGTAACACCTACAACTTATTACTTTAGTTTATCACATCAAAATTTACCAATAACATTTAAGCCTTACAACTTTTTTCAAGAAGGAGATACTTTTAATTGGAAAGATGTATCAGATGATAAAATTAGTTTATTAGACATTGTTAGAGATATTGGAAAGGTTCATAATATAGTTTTTAGAGTTGACAGGAAAACTAAAACAGTATATGCAGAAACAAGAAACGACTTTTACAATGCACTGACAACAGCAGAAAACCATACTGATAGATTAGACCCATCAAAACAATTTGAGATAACTTACAATTCATCTTATTATAAAAGAAATCATACCTTTAAATATAAGGAAGATGACAAGGATGATTATTTAAAAGCAAGAAATGATGAGTTAGATGATGAATGGATGAGTTATGCTCACGCTTATTCAGATAAATTTAAAGAGGGCGTTTCTAAATTGGAAACAAAGGTTATAGGAGCTACTTATACAGTATTAGACACTTACTCAGGGTCTAACTTCCCATTTTATACGGCAAGAATGTGGAATGATGAAACATTACCCCCAGCTTCAACTAATTTTAGCCCAAGACTATTGTACTTTAATTATAATTCACAGCAAACAATAGACGGTCAAACTTGTGACTTTCAATTTGCTTCTGAATCATCAAAAAGAACAACAATACCTTATGCTTTACCGTTTCCAGTAGTTCAAGATGGAATTACATTAGCAAGTGTAGATGGTGTATTAAGCTTTAAGGATGTTGATGGTGGCGATGGACTTTGGAAATCTTTATTTTCTGTTACAGCTAATGAAATAGTTGAAGGTAAGAGAGCAAAAGTGTATTTTAAATTTGATTTAGTTGATTACCAAAGTTTTGACTTTAGAAAAGTTATTTATATAGATAATAGATACCCAGAGTTAGAGGGGTATTGGAGAGTAGAAAAAGTAATAAACTTTAAGCCAACATCAAGAAGTATAACAACTCAATTTGAGATAATACAAGCTAAAAACTTTGAAGCATTAACAAAAAATTCAAAATCAGGGATACAAACAGAAACTGGTAACGACACATTAAGTAACAACTATTTTCAAGTGGGCTCTCAAGTAGATGTTATTAACTCTTCTTCAAACACTCAAAGAAGCGTAAATACTGGCAATAATAACCAAGTAGCAGATGATAGTAATATAGTATTTGGTAATAATTTAAGAGTTACAGGCTCAAATCAGGTTGTTATGGGTCGTTTTAATGCTGATGTTTCCTCTGATTTATTTCAATTAGGAACTGGAAGTGGAGATAATGACACTAAAACACTAATAAGAGTAGATGAAAATGGCAATACATTTTTTAACGGTGTTCAAATAATAGATAATACTGGTTTGTCAGGAGGGCTAATAGTAGATATTTCATCAGACATAACAGCCGATGAGATTGTTGATACATATTTAGTAGATACTTCTGGAGGAAATGTTACTATAACACTCCCAATGGATGTTTATATAGGTAAAACTTGGAATATTAAAAAGATGACATCAGCAAATAATTTAAAAATAGAAGGAGATAGTGATGGTATGGGTAGTAAATACCCAATAGACGAAGACACAGCTGGAGTTACAATATCAACTCAATATGATGTTAGGGCAATTAAAAAAAGTAATAACAATAAATTTATTATAGTTTAGTAATGGCAGATAAAGTAGTAGGAATAAAAATAGATGTCCAAGATTCTGGTAGGCTTAGCCAATTAGAACAGAACTTAGTTAAATTAGGACAAAGAAGGAGGGAACTTAATAAATTAGTAAGAGAAGGCACTACCTTAACAGATAGAGAAGCAAAAGAATTAGGAGAGTTAGGAACTCAAGCCCAAGCAACAAGAAACAAAATAAATGACTTAAAGAATGGTATATTAAAGCAAAATGATGCTTTAAAAAAGAATAGTGGTTTTGTAGCAGGCATTCGCAAGGGTATAGGTCAATGGGCTACTTCAATGATAGGGGTTACTGCTGCTATTGCAGGGGTTACTGCATTAGTTGGTAATGCTATACAGATATTTAGAGATTTTGAAAAGGCAAATAGCCAATTAGCAGCGGTTTCAGGAGCAACAGCGCAACAAATGGAAATGATGAAAAACCAAGCTAAAGAATTAGGTTCTACTACTGCATTTACAGCTTCACAAGTTACAGAGCTTCAAACAGAGTTCGCAAAATTAGGTTTCCCAACAGATGATATTTTAGATATGACAGGGGCTACTCTAAGTGGAGCTGCTGCATTAGGTAGTGAATTAGGAGAACAAGCTGCATTAACAGGAGCTTTATTAAAGCAGTTTGGGTTAGATGCAAACCAAGCCACAAGAGTTAATGATGTTTTAGCTACTGCTGCGTCTAAATCTGCGTTAGACTTTAATAAACTTAGTACAGCGTTACCTATTGTTGGTGCTACTGCAAATGCGGCTGGAAAAACAATAGAAGAAACAACAGTTTTGTTAGGTAAATTATCAGACAGAGGTATAGATGCTTCAACTGCTGGTACATCATTAAGAAATATATTTTTAGAACTATCAAAACAAGGATTGACTTTTGAAGAGGCTATGCAGCAAATAAACGAATCTACGGATAAGAATAAGACGGCTATGGATTTGTTTGGTAAGCGTTCTGCTACTGCTGGTATTATTTTAGCTGATATGGAGGGGACTGTTACTGACTTAGATATAGCAATGGAAAAAGGTACAATCACGGCTAAAGGTATGGCTGACACAATGCTTAATAATCTTAGTGGGGATATTACCAAAGCAGAAAGTGCTTGGGAGGGGTTTATATTAAGTATTGAAGATGGGGATGGAGTAATAAGCAAAGCAGCGAGAAGTATAACTCAAGAGTTTACTGGTATGTTAGGGCAATTAACAAAGCTAAATGAAGGTGATTTTTTTGGTTTTGCTGCTGATTTTGCAGTATCGCAAGGTATATTAACAGATAAACAAGCAAGGTATAATGAGTTATTAGCAAAAAATGCTGGGTTTTTAAAGTTAGCAGCTGAAAATAAAAAGGCTTTAAATGGAATAACAACAAAAGAACTAACTGAACTTGTTAAATTGAATGCTTTTAAGGATAAAGAACTTGAAAAAGAAGCAAGAAGAATAATAGTTAAGAGGCAACAAGCAGATGAATTAAAGAAATTAGCAGAAAAGAGAGTTTCTGATGAAAACCAAGCTTTAGCTGATGAAGTTGCTGGTTCAGAGCTTTCAGACAAAGAAAAAGAAGCAATAAACAAAAAAGCAAAAGCAAGAGCAGAAGCTCAAAGAGAAGCACAACGAAAAGCTTTAAGTGATATTGAACAACAAGAAGCTCAAGATTTAGAGGGAGAAGAGGGTATGTCTTTAGATGATTTTGATGCTATAATTGAAAAAAATGAGAATTTATTAGCATTAGACCAAGAATTTTTAGATGCTGAAAAGGCTCAAAGGGAGCAGGCTATATTTGATGAAATTGAAGCAGAAGAAGAAGCAGCCAACAAGGTTAGGGAGTTTGAGAGATTAAAAAGAGAAGCAAGGAATAAAACTATTGATGCAATAGGAGCTTCATTGTCTGCATTATCATCTTTAGCAAAAGAGGGTAGTGCTGAACAAAAAGGGTTAGCAACATCTGCCGCATTAATTCAGACTTATTTAGCAATAAATAGAACATTAGCAGCATTTTCAGGTGTACCAATACCGGGTTATGCTTTTGCACAAGCAGCAGCGATTGGTATAAGTGGGTTTGCCAATGTAGCAAAGATTAACGCTGTTAAAGCTCAAAGAGGTATGCTAATACAAGGTAATTCTCACGCTATGGGTGGAGTTCCATTTTCAGTGGGTGGACAATTAGGGTTTGAAGCAGAGGGAGGAGAGGCTATAATAAATAAAAAGAGTACTCAAATGTTTAGACCTTTACTGAGTGCTATTAATGAAGCTGGAGGTGGTGTTTCTTTTGCTAAAGGTGGTAAAATAAAGAAGTTTCAAAAT